ACCTTGCTTGTGCCAAGCATATTATTGTCGGCACGATCTACGATGGCGCAAAAGCCGGCAAGCAATGGTGCTGTTGCTTCAGCGAACATCTCGTCCGTCCGCTCTGCCCAATCCTTTTGCGCGGCAGCTTTGCCCTCGTCGGCGCTATCGCAGACGAAGTTTTCTTCGTCGTAATGTTCGTCAAAGCAGTAACCCCAGCGAAAGCCGGAAAGGCTTAGCTCGACGTAATAGCTGCCGAACGGTGTGTGGGCGGATTCGCGCGTAGCGTACGCTTGTATCCATTTCAGCGCAGGCACAGCATGACTTGCCGTCTTCACCGCCACACTCATTCCGCACCGCCGATCTCAGCCAGCACGCGCCCAGCTTTCGGCTGATGGCGCAACGCAAAACGACCGCGGCAATCCATGTTGCGCGGCTTCGAATGTTTTTTGGCTTTGTGGTCAGCGCGGCGCATCGGCTCGACGCTTCCAGCGCAGCATGCGGTTGGGCGATAGTCTTCTTCTGTGGAAGCTAATCTTCTGTCCATCTCTCAGTCTCCTCAGTGGTGACCGCCTGGTTAGGTGTGGCGGTGAGGAGATTGATAGTAGATTACCGGATTAGTGTCAACTACTAAATCGGTATTCTATCGTTGCGAATAAACGATTGGATGAACCGACTTCACCCTATCTCGAGGATAGGTGATTTCGCCGACAGGATTCCATTGATGGAGGCGAAGGTGATTCGGACTCCATCCGATAAATTCCTTGATAAAACCATGAGGCGGGTCGTCTTCGTCTGACGGGTGCAGCTGCACGATTACGTCAGCACCACGAGACGGCGGAATGTTCGGATTGATCCAAACCGTCTCGCCTGGCTTGTAGCGCGGAAACATACTTTCTCCGTCAACGTAGATCGCATATGCTTCTTTTACACCAGCCAGGATCGGCGGGCGCGTCTCCCAACCAAGAACGTCGCCGTTGAACTGATACAGGCCGTCTTCGCCGCCCTTGGCGCGGCCATATACCGGCACGTCACGCGTACCCAATGACGATATTTGTTCAGCAACTATCGTCGGAATATCTCGAGTGGTACGCTTTGGCGTCTGGCTTTCGATAAAATCACGGACTGCAGGAGCAACCCTTTTCGTCGATGGATTTGTTAAAACGGCTGAACTCATAAGCTCCATGAAAAGATCACGATCGATACCAAGCACATCCGCGACTTTCTCCCATCCGCGAATCTGGCTGACATTATCGTTTTCCCAATCAGACACGGTCTTTTGACTCTGGCCAACCTTAGTTGCCAGATCCGTCTGGGTCATCTTTAGGTCCTTGCGAGACTTCTTGATCATTTCGCCTAATGTTTTCATGCGCGTTGCATATACCGAAATTGTGGAAAAATAAAACCGGTTTAGTGTTGACATAGAATCACTAAATCGGTAAAAGGGTGATTATTAAGCGGCCACCAGAAGCCGACACGCCAAACAAGAGCGAAAGAAAGGATCAAAAGCATGCGGCACACCGAAAAGGAACCAACCGTCAGAAGAGTTTTCGCGCCGAAAGGCGCAGGTCCTCCCAGAAGAAGAATGGCCGCCATATAGGCGGCCATTCCCTTTTTAGTAGAAGCACAATAAAATTGAGGGGTACAATGAGAAACAAAATCAACAACAAGTCGACACACCAGAACGCCGCCAGATGCAGTGATGCATTCGGCGGCGTTTTTGCTTTGATCAACGAGGGGGAAAGCTGCATTCGCAAGCCGACCCGAAGGCCGGCACCACCCGTTTAACGGCTCGCGGATACAGTCCTACTTTCTCGGGGGAGGAGACGTGACTGCGGCCATGTCGTTAACCCCGGATTTCGATACACCCACCACAGGTGCGGACAAACCATTACCACTGGTTTGTCAAATTTGTCAAGTTATTTCTCCTTGGCGCCATAACTGACGCCACCACCGGCCAGCCGTTCAGAAAGGACAATCACATGGACTGCCTGAACGTCACGGACGGTAATCTCCGGCGCAGCATGCCTATTCAATATCGCCGCGCCGTTCTCCATACCGGAAAGCCGGCCGATCCACGCCGATCCACCGCGCGCATGCGCTATAACTTCATTGCCGATTTGCGGCCAGACGCCAGGCTGAGCCCACGCCTTGGCTCCAAGCACAAGCGCTGGCTCCATGATCTTGGTGTCAACTGAGAACGCGTAGCGGTCGGACGGTATGCCATCGAAATGAAACCTTCCGTCTTTGCGGTCTGTCACGCGACCCACAAGACCAGATGCTATGCCCACGCGCGCTTCGTTGGTGATCGATTCGACATCGTCGATCGATATATGAAGAAAACGAGACAGTGGGCCGAACCATTGCTTTCTAGGCATAACGCCATTCTTCCAAGTATTGAAAGCCTGCTTGGTCCAGCCGAACTCAGTGGCCACGACACTTTCGCTTACCTCTCTGGCTTTCATCTCTTCAATCAACATCTGGGAGAAACGAGACATGCAGTAATTCCGTAAATCTTGACAAATTTGTCAAATTGATATAGCATTCAGACTAATTGTCAACGGTCACCGTTCGTTGGCAACACCACGCCTAAAATGAGGAGACACCATGCAGCTCAGAAGTGATGCGGCTACGGCCGATATGTATGCCATGAAGGCGGAAGGGGTGAGTATCGCCCAGATCGCCAAACTATGGAACATGAAACCTTCCGCGATCTACAAGCGCCTGAACAGATCATACGGCGCGGGCATTCCGCGCAGCGCTCCCAGAGCGGCCAACGACAACAATCCAGATCGCGTTACTCGTTTAGTCGCACACAACGGCGGCTGCTCGACGACATCCGGGCGAATGCCCGTGAGCGTGGTGCGAGTGGCTGCCAATGACAATCATGTCGACGAAGACATGCGGGCCGGCGCTGTTGTGACGGAATATGTTTTGCGGGTGGCGGCATGAGTTGCCCTGATTGCGATTGCATCGAAATCGGCGACGTCGTCGAGCACAAGATGAATACCAATGTTTTCGGCATCGTCATCGGCTTCTCCGGCAGTTTGGTCATTATCCGCGTGTCGCCTTCGTTGGAGGTTCTGCAGTTCCATGAATGGGAGCTTGCTTTGATGGATAATGACGACGCGCCGCCAGCACCAGCCGCCGAAATCGACGACAATGTCGTGCAAGTCGATTTCACAAAAGGACGTGACCTAACGAAGGACACAACGACGGAAGGAGCTGCGTGATGGGGAAGTTTAAAGTTGGAGATCGGGTGCGGGTAATTGATGAAAGAGGCGGCAGAAAGATTGGTGATATCGCTGTCGTGTCCAAGGCTGGTGATCTGAAAGGTCTGTCTGGCGGTTCCATTGGCCTTTTTGCCTATCGTCTCGAACCGGCGCCGCCACTCACCATCACCGCTGGCAAGTTCTACAAGACGCGCGACGGCCGCAAGGTCGGGCCGATGGAAGCTGGCGTTTGGGGTCGCGTCTTCTATGACTCAAGCCGCAGCATCACTGGTCAATCGTGGAATGAAGACGGGTCATTCATCTATGGTGTAGTCAACAATATCGACATCATCGCCGAATGGGTCGACGAACCAGTTGCGGTAGCACCAGCCAAACCGAAGTTCAAGGTCGGTGATCGTGTCAAGTGCACGATCGGAATGGGCAACGGCAAAGTGAAAGCTGTCAACGCCGACGGGCGTTATAAAGTTGACTGGGACAACGGAGACGCTGGAGTAACTTGGTGGGACGACGAGGATTTTGATCTTATTTCGTCTCCCACCGCCATCGTCGCCCTGATCGAGAACGACCAGCCAAAGCCAGCAACGCGCCCATGCGTTCACATCGACCAAGCAACGGCAGCTGCCGAGGCCAGCCGCTTGGCGCTCAAGCACCCCGGCCAGGAGTTCGGCGTTTTCGTGCTTGCGGATAGCAAGATCGCTGACATCGTAACGACGCAGACGGCGGTTCTGCGCGCCGCATAACCACCAACCACACCCACCACAGTAACGCCGTGCGCCTACCAAGCGCACGGCTGAGAGGAGATATTTGCCAATGAACATCTTCAGCAAAATAGTCGAAGACGAATACAAGAACGACACCAAGCTCGGTATGCCGTCGACTGATACAGGCCACCACCAGCGTCGCCTGAATCTGATGTCGCGCATCACTGGCGGCAGGGGTTTTCGTGTTCCTGCCAAGGAACCTGCGCTACGCGGGACTACCGGCAAGACTCGTGGCCAGATGAAGCGCGAGGCACGCGAACGTGCAAACGCCAAAGTCAGCGAATACCGTGATCAGCAGTTCATGCATCGCCGATGTAGCCGATCTGTAGAGCCTAGACCGCTCACAGGCTTCCTCTCCACCATGCGAGCCGCAACATGAACATCCGCATCCTACCGCCAATCACCGGCACACCGCTGGATTACGTGCCGATCGACGCGCCAGTTCGCGCCACCGCCAAAACTACCTTCACAGCGCCCGTCATCCGCCGCGCCCTCACGGCAAGCCTCGTTGCCGCGGCGTTCGTGTCTGTATTCTTCTTTCCGTCACTCGGCGTTGGCGCTGTCGCGCTGGCGATTATGTACGGCTTCGTCTGGGCTGGCAACAAGTTGGGCGACTGGCTTAACGAGCGCGAGGCGGCCGCCATAGAGTTGCCGCTGGGTACAAAGGATGCAAGCGGCTGGCCCGATCCATTCAGCTGGGTTCCGGCAATCCTGGCTTTGGCGTTCATCGCAGCCATCATCTATTTTCATTAGGAAGGAGAAAGCATGGCAATTTCTTGGGACAAACTCAAGGATACGTCCGACACCGACCCGCCGATCTCCACCATTTACGGCGGAGCAAAGCTTGGCAAGACGACACTCGCGTCTGAGTTTCCATCGCCATACTACTGCCGCACAGGCGAAGGCGAACGCCAGTCGGCCGGTACGCCGATGAAGTCTTTCGGTGTTTCCGAATCTTACGGTGACGTGATGGATCAGATCGAGTTCATGCTTGAGGCTGAACACGACAGACGCACGTTCGTTCTTGATGCGCTCGATGGCATGGAAGTCTTCATCAACGCAGAAGCCTGTGCCCGCAACGGCTGGGCAGATATTGCTCAACCTGGCTACGGAGACGGGTATGCGGCGGCGCATGCCATCTGGCTTGAATTCATCAAGAAGTTGTTGGAGCTTAAGAAGGCAGGTTTCTACGTGGTTCTCATTGCGCACGTAAAGGCAAAGACTGTGCCGGGCGTCACCACCGACAGTTATCCACGCTATATACCAAACCTTCGGGATAATGCGGCCAGCGCGGTATGTGATGCGTCTGACCTAATCGGCTTCCTGCATCAGCGGGTGCAGATCCAGAAGGAAGATCTCGGCTTCAAGAAAACAGCGAAGCGCGGGCAAGGCGGCGGTGAGGTCAATATCGCCGTACAAGAGCGGCCAGGTTTTGTCGCGGGTTCACGCTACGCGTTCCCCAAGGCCATCTTGGAATACAAGCAGGGGCATGGGTTCGATATGCTGAACCAATACTTCCCGCCGCAGCCAGATATCGTTACGGCGGCGGTCGAGCCTGAAGAAGAGGACGAAGCAGCATGATCGCCTTCTGCAACCCAGTCAAAGGCCGCAAACACCGCGTCCACCCTTGGCACAGCACCGAGG